GATGCTCTCACAGGCTCAAGACCTCTGAGGTGGCCTAAGTGCCTAAGAGGACAAAGAAGGAGGCTCTAGAGCGTCTAGCGCAGGCCCGTGCTGGTACTGGTAAAGCACCCTTGAAAGGTAGGGCCAAAGTGGTCCATGATTTGGCTTACATGGGGGCGGCTGGTCTTATCATGCTAGACCCTCTCAACCGTCTTGCTGATGAGCGCATTGTCTTGCCATTGGATATGGTTTGCATCCCTGCCTATCAAGCATACATGATTGAAGGCACTCCTAGTATGCAAATCTATGTCCGTGCAGGTGAAACAATCATTCCTACTGGTGGGAATGTACGGGATGTAGAAGAGGCCATGGGCGGTGAAATGGCCCAAACCGCAGGCCATGTTGAATCCATGGTTGAGTTGGCTGGTCAAGGTGCAAAGCGACAACCTTCGGCCTATCAAAAGCGGTACAAGGCTAACTTCAAGAAAATTGCACCGAGTTACAAACTTAGGAACGGCAAGTGGAAGAAAAACGGCTTCAAGTCTGCCGTTAAGCGAGCCCACGCTATGAGTAAGAAATAGATTTAATAAATTAATAATTTTATAATGAAGTGATAGAATGGCAATCAGTTACGTTAAGGAAACCATCGAAGTAAAGTCCTTTGAAACCAACGACAAAGGAGAGGCGATTATAGTCCGTAAAATCAACCTCAAAGGGGGCAAGCGTCGCCAACTAGTACAAGTCGACTTCTTTGAAGATGCTATCCCTTACACAGAATCGGGGCAAGAAGCAATGCAATTCGTTGTGAGTGCTTATCCTTCTATCCCAACTGCAATGCGCTTCTCATCTAACCCGCCAACCATAGATGACCGCCTAGTAGCGGCAGGTGATGATTCGGTCCTCTTCAAGGCCATCGGTAAGACTGGCTCGGCAAACACTTGGGAACCTACTCAATATACTCAGTTCCCATCGAAGGAAATCAGTGCAACGAACACCTCTGAGTTCTATTCCGACCAACTCTATATCACCCTCAAATGGGATGGACAACCTGAGGTCGCATACGGAAATATTGCTCTCAGTTTCCTCTTCGTCTTCAATGAGGTAAATGTCAACAATTTGACCGCAACACTGGGTAAAATGGCAGAACAACATGATGCAATGTGTGCTCTGTATATGTCAACGGGACACATGACTTCCCAAACCATCCTCCGAGGCAATACATTCCCGATGTGGCGATATGGAGGAATCCGTTCCGAACACACAATCTCACCGACCGCAACCAATTCCTTCTTCTTGGATATTGATACAAGGGATGCCGAGGAGATGTCAACAACGGCACAAATCCGTCAAACTGTTGCTGATGCTAGGGCCATGAGCGCATTCGATGAAGCATTTGGCGACCGTCGCCCCGATTGGCTCACAATGGACTTGAATCAAGGAATTATTGCAGGTCCAACCCGTGCCGACCCCATCCCTCTCAAGTATGCCGATAATGGCAACACGCTGATGTACTGATGTCACAAACGGATGATGTGCAAAATGATAGGCTCAATGCTCTTGAGTCTCGGATTCTCAAAGTTGAGCAAGCGGTTCAAGAAATTGCAGGCATGGCGAAAATCGTCAAGGTCATCGCCATCGCATTGGCGGCCTCGCTCGGTATGGACTTGCAAGGAATGATTTAGACGTTTTACCCCCCATTATAGGGGGTTATCCGCCAACCATTGGTCACAAATGCCATAGGTTTGACGACGTTCATTGGATTGGCTAGTTGTTTCTTTACCTTGCGAATTGACGAAAGTCTGTTGCAACTTTTTCTTATCATAATGATGTTGGATGATGTGTACTTGAGGTTGACATCGAAGAATTGTGGCGATTTGCATGGTTGTGGGGCATGTTGAAGGCGATTGCTCGGCCCACATATCCCTTACCGTTTGAAAGGTGAATTCCTTGCCTTCAAGTTGATGACAAATCCTCTTCCAAATTGGCTTCTTCATGAGCATCTTGAGGCGACCCATCAGTAATACACCTCTTCTTCTCGGACTGCGGCTGAAATGATTTGCGTGACCTCTTTGAGAGTCCTTCCATTCATAATTTGGAAGGCGGGGGAATTGATACCAACTGCTCGCCATCGCTTGCCTTGTTTGACAACTTTTCCGAGAACAGTGTTGTCGGCCTTGACGTAATACTCGCCTGCAATATATTTCTTAGTGGTAATGCGAGCATTGGGGGAAACTAGGCGTCGCAGTCCAACAGCTTCCAAACTTTCTTCATTTGTAAAAATTGATTCGCCGCCCAAGGAGGCGACGACTTGCTTGATATCGGAGACTTCAAGTTCTCGACGGAGAGCATCCATGATAGGCTTAGAAATGGTTTCTCCTTCACGGTTTGCTTGCTGCAATGCGGATAGTCCAACGACGACTCGACGGTCTAGTGTCATGTCTGCAACGTCTGAGGACATTGCTCTCCTTTGTTGTTCATCCTTGATGTACTCCATGTCAGTCGCCAACATGAAACGGGTGACTGCCTCCATCAAGAACTTCGACCTGTTGAATCTGTGGTCGCTACAGTAGTCATCAATCTTCTCAATCAAGTGTGGCTTGAGTGAAAAGGAAATCGGTTGTGCTCGCTGGTTTGGGGGGATTGGTTTTCGGCCCATGACATTCCCATGACAAACTACCATATAAACATATTAATTTATTTTTTTTATTTTTCAGAGGACTAGTGAAATAGATAATATCTATATTATCTATTGACTATGATGAAATAGCCCCTAATCATATGGTAGGTTGGTTATGTATATTAAGGTTGGGCTATGAGCCTCTGTTAATCAAGTGATTATTATGGCAAAAGGCAGCAGAGACATCATCCTTCGGGACCGACTACAGTTTGAAACAACCGCTGGGACAGGAAATACCGCTCTAGTTTATGGGCGAATCGACCTTTCAGACTATGTTTCAATCGTCAAAAACGAAGGATTGGCAATCAAAGAAGTACGATTTCAATTCCGAACTCCCGACTCTGACAACGGATGGCCTACATGGATGGGTAGCGAAGACTATGCTGCATTCCCTCCAACATCGGCTCTTCAATCCAATATCGTGGCATTCGCCACCACAACCGCCTATGAAAATGCGGAGGATGTCGGCATTGCTTCTCCAAATGTCCTATGCATGTTTGAGAAGAAGTCAACCGTCAACAACACAGGTTCATTCTGTGCTGCTGAGGACCATATGTTTGGTACTCCCGACCTTCATCCTGAGGGCTATGATGTTGTGACCGACCTTCTCATCGGAGTCTATGCAAACAACCTTCAAAACAGTCGATTGGTTGAGAAGACTCTTGAGTTGGATGTCATGCTAATTGCGGAACCTAAGAAAATCACCTCCAAGGACCTCACACAGATGCTCTCACAGGCTCAAGACCTCTGAGGTGGCCTAAGTGCCTAAGAGGACAAAGAAGGAGGCTCTAGAGCGTCTAGCGCAGGCCCGTGCTGGTACTGGTAAAGCACCCTTGAAAGGTAGG